CAATTGCAGGTGATACTCTAAAATCTACGACTGCTGCGAATAGAGCTGCAGCGAAACAATCTAAAGCATTAACCAAACAAATAGCATTTATGAATATAGGTGCTGGGATGTTGAACAATGCAAGCATATCGTTAGACAAATATGCTAAAGGTGAGCAGAGAATGAATCCTTTGAGAAAAATCAAGGATATTTTTCACACATCAGATATGAGACAACAAGCTCTCCAGAAGAAACAACAACAGCAAATTGCAGAAAGATTAGGAATATCACGAGAAGAACTTCTTCACTTACAGAAGAAAAAAGAGCTGACCGAAGCTGAACAAAAAGTTGCTGATGAGTTTAGAGAAAATGCAGCAAAGTATGGGATAAATCTGGAAGGTGTTAAGACCAGCTTTAATGAAATGGGTCAGTTGATTATTACTGATAGCAATAATAAAGCTCTGTCCCTTGAAGAAACTCTCGGTAAAACAAATGCTGCATCACTAAGAGAAATGAAAAGAAATGCAGATGCTGCTGAGGAACAAGCAGGAGATGATAGAGCAAACTCTTTCTTAGCAAAAATTGCTGATGGATTAACTGGCGGTAGACTGAGTGAAATAGAAAACAACAGAGAAAGATCTAGAGCAGAGCAAAAAACAGCAGAAATTTTCAATTCAATGGTTGATGGGTTAGTTGGTATAGAAACAGCATTGAAAGATGGGTTTGGCGATTTACTTGATAAAGCAGCAGAGAAAGGTGGCAAGGGAATTGGCATAGGACTTGGATTACTTGCTGCACCGATTGCATTGAGCGTTGGATTATTACAGGGATTGGCTGAGTCACTTAGTAAGTTAGCTAAGATAGTGAAAACAATGGTTGTCAAACCATTCCAACTACTAGGTCAATTAATACTGAAGATTGGACGGTTTATTGATCCAGTAAACATGGAAAAAGCAGGCAGAGCTATCGGTCGATTTACAACTAAGACCGCTGATATATTTAAGAAATTAACCGCTCCTCTTAAAAATGCTTCAGCTGCATTTAAAGCAGGCTTTGCTGGTTTGAGTGTTTTTAGAACAACGACTGGACAGTTCGGAAGACTTGGATTTTTTGGTAAGGTTGGTTCTGTTCTTGCTACTGCTATTGATAAATTGAAAGGTATTGGTGCAAAAATAAAAGGCTTCTTCCAACCAGTTGGAAGGTTGGGCACATTCTTTCAATCTATCGGCAAAGCATTCACACCGATTGTTAAAACAGTTTCATTTCTCGGAAGAACTATTGGTAAAGCATTCTTACCACTAACGATAATCCTTACTGCATTTGATGGCATAAAGGGAGCAATAGAAGGTTTTAACACTGGTGGAATTATTGGCGGTATCGTGGGTGCTTTCAAAGGAATTGTAGATGGATTGATATATAAACCACTCGATCTCCTCAAAGATTTTGTTAGTTGGATTGCTGGAAAACTTGGGTTTGAACAGTTTTCTGAATTCTTAGATAGTTTTGATATTAGTTTTGATTCGGTTTTTGGTAAAATTGGAGAGATCATCGATAGTATAAAAGAGGGAATATCTGGATTTGTCAGTAGAGCAAAAGATGGATTCTTGAACTTCTTTGGATTTGGTGGTGATGATGATGTTGATGTTGAACCACCTACACTTGATAATGTTAACACTGGTCCAAAGATAACTAGCTCTGCTGATCTACAAGCATTTCTTGACAACATGTCAGAGGGAGATCAAGAGTTTGATGAGAATAATCCTGAGATTGCTGCAGCAAGAGAACAAATGTTTAAGAATCTGGATGCGATGGATGGTGCTGAGATTAATGCTAGATCACAAACAGCTGCATCATCACAAAACATTGTTACAGTAGTTGCACCACAAACATCTAATGTAGTGCAAACATCACAAAACATGAACCAGACTGTAGCTGTCCCAGTTTCTCCAACTCCTAGTGTATCCACTAGAAACTCTGGAAGATCTCGAAGAAGAAACAGATAGATATAAAAAAGGGGACTTTGCAAGTCCCCTGAAAACTTATCCTCTCCACATTCATAGTAGCTATCTCTACAAACGCTTCCCAGTTAGCACGCTGACATTCGTGTTAGGAATGATATATCGCGAGTATACCATTTTAAGTTTTTACTCCTTAGTTATTAGTCTTCTTCAGCTAATTTTTCAAAGAAAGATAAAGAGTCATCTTCATCCGCAGATGCTACAGCTGTCGGCTCTTGTGGAGCTTCCATGACTGGTGCAGCTTTGGGTGCTTCAAACGGTGTGTCATCCATAGCACTTGCTGTTGGAGCAGGTGCACCAGTTAGACCTAACACACGCTTCATCTTTGCTTCTAATTCAGCATAAGACTTGAAGTTCTTGCGATCAAGAAATGCTTGTAAAGAGTATAAACCTTCATACACTTTTTCAAGAGCATCATCATCGCCATCAAGCAATTCACTGGCTGAATCAAACTCAGATTTATCATAGTTGCGATATCCTTCAACTTGACGAATCTTTAATTTAAAGTCAGCACCTTCCCAGAAATCAAATGGGTTGATTGCTTGCTCATCTTCAAAAGCTGGATTCATAGCTTCATTCAGCTTATCAAAGATTTTCTTACCAAACTTATAAAGGAAAACTTTTCCTTCATTAGCAGGGTTTGCTGGATCCTTAACAACCATGATGTTAGCAGTATAAGACAATCGTCTTTTCTGCTTTCGTGCTTGTTCTTTACCAGCATCAGTGCCGTTGTTCCAAAGCTGAGAGTTGAACTCACCAACTGGATCTTTTTCACCGATAGTTGTTAAAGAGTTTTCGATGTACCAACCGCCAGTACCTTGAAAGCCATGATCAAAGATACGAACCCATGGAAGATCTTCGCCTTTTGGCTCTGGTAAAAAACGGATAACAGCATAACCATTACCAGCTTTGTCGACTTCTGGTTTCCAGAAACGATCATCACCTTTAGATTGAGTATTGCTGTTTAGTTTAGAAGACTCGCTGATCAGTTTATCAAGTGAACCGCTACGAGATTTTTTGAGTGTTGCAAATGAACTAGCCATATATTTTTCCTTTGTATTTACGATGTATTTTAATATTGCGTTTTATCCAAGCAATCATAATCTTCCTGATTGTTTAACATTATATAATATAAAGAGGATAATGTCAACCCCTTTATCAGTTTATTTATAAGAAACAAACTAATATATTTTCAGCACAATAGACTTTAATTTCTTATTGTCTATTGGTGAAAATTCTCTTATGAATGGAGTATAATTTTTGATAAGTTTTATTGTCTCATTTAAAACAATATCATCATACTTCTTCCATTGTTGTGTATAGTTAAGTAACTGGTCTAATAGAACCAATGTTTCTAAACTAATTTTATTCTGTGCATAATGGCGATAGAGTATTGGGTGTGATCCGTCTTTCATTACAAACAACTCATCAAATGATTCTTCGACATTATAAAGATAATCTATTTCTTCAGAGAACATGTATGAGAGTGTTTCTATTTTCCTATTCCATTCACCTATCATTCCATAATAGTCAGCACCAAACATATTTCCAATCCATGGCTTAGAGCCAGATGTATAGTGTGCGACCAAAAACTTTAAAAACTTTTTCTGCGAAAACTTCCTAGATGCTTTCTCAAAGAAATACTTATCTTTGCGAGAGATGTATGAAGTTTCATTTGCTCTTACTTGACCATTGTATTTAAAATAATCATAAGAGTCTCTTGTAAAATGTTGCTGTACTGCTAAGTAAGTTTTGTAACAATCAAATCCAGACATATTCGGTTTATCATCTTCCATATTAAAGTGGTAATCTTGCACCTTTTGCTAAGAAGTTTAGATCTTGAGCTTCAACCTCTAACTTACCTTTAATTGTTGTATTGACCAACTTTGCTGCAATCTCAATCTCTAACCCATTTTTCTCACAATACCATATAATAGCATCAAGATATGATATTCTTTTTTCAATAACAGTTTTCTCTATGATAGCTGAAAACTTTGATGTTGACATAACTTCAACCATTATTTCTCCCACCTATAAAAAATGTGATCCTCGATCTCAATCGTTTTAGTTTTAGTTGCAGCCCAATCAGGTAAAACATAATCTGCATGATAGTGGGTAGCTCCCTCTGTGATATCTATTATACTACTATTTGACACATATGTCAACATTAATGTTTTTATTTTGTTAAATGTTTTCCAATCAAAAATGGTATCTGTCTTGCCATCACACCACCAAGAAAACTGACATTTGTTTCTTATGGGGACATTAGAACCATCTCTCCAACTTTTTTTATAAAGGCTCTGTGTAACAACTTCCTTTATTGTATTTGGGAAACGATGATCACCCACTCTATTCAATGTTACTTGAGCAACAGCAATCTGTCCTGCTATACCTTGATTCCTCGCCTCAAAATAAACATTCTTTGCGAGCCATGTAACTTCATGGTCATCAACCTCTTCAGCAGTTACTGATTCTGGATATATTAAAATAAAAAGAAGAATTAAATTCATTAAAAATAAAATAAGAAACATCACAAAATTTTTCATAATTAAACTCACCACCATTCATCATTAGTAATACATTCAATCCACATATGCGCAGAGTTGAAGTCTGAAAAAAATCTCAACTCTGTTTCATCTAAGAAAGGGTGTATAGCAAATACCATAACTTGATCTTGTCCGAGTGTTGATATTTTTATACCCCAACCATTGACAATGAGCATATCAAAAGAGCGAAATGAATCGCTTTCTATTCGTTTTTGATCATCCCATTTACTCAATATTATCATACCTCTATTGATTCTTTATATTTGGCTATTGTCTGAATACACTCACCGATATAGTTGTCTCTCTTTTCGATGAACACTTGCGGTTTTGGTTCATTCTCAACCGCAATGACAATAACAATTTGATCAACAGGTATCTTCGTTCTTTCTTCAAACATAACACAGTATGCTGAAGCCTGCTGGAAATAATTTCCGATGTATTCTTTTTTCTTTAACTTCGATGCGGTCTTGTAGTCAATGATTGACAACCGACCATTAAACTCTGCTACACAGTCAACACGACCAGCAATACCCAGATAGTCTGAGTACAAAGGACACTCTTGAGCGTATACTAATCCGATCGATTCATCAAGAACCGATTTGACTGATTTGAACATTGCTTTTTCATGTGGAAGAAATTTAGTCATGTCAAGCTCATTGTTGACATAGTCTTCACACATCTGGTGAACATTAGTTCCTCGTCTTGCTGCTTGTGTGGAGATGCGGTTGGCTTCATCCTCGCCAACACGCTGTCTCCAAGCAGCAATTGCTTCTTTTGACAGAACACTTAGGACTGTCGTGATACTTGGATATGAACCTTTTGGTGTCACATAATGACGCTTACCATTAATTGTTTCAGTATCAAGCTCAGTAAAATCTATCTTTTTATGTTCAAACATCATGTAAATCTCTCACCGTTAATATCTAATTTTAGCTCATATATCAAAAAAAGCAAAGCAACTATTTGTCTATTTAGCTATATACTCCCATTTCATAGCATGTTTCGAGATACTCTCGAACAAAATCGGATCGAACGATATCTTGTGGTCCAAAGTCAATGCTCTGAAAAGACTCCATCTTTGATAGTAT